CTATATTAAATTTATAGCCTCTAATAGTTGTTCCAACGTCTTATGAGTGTAAACCCTTTCCGTTACATCGGAGCTGGCGTGCCCCAGAATTAGCTTCTTGATTTTTACATTTACGTCTTTATCATCAAGCAGGCTTGCGCAAGTGTGGCGGCCGTCACCGGGCAAGTGGTCCATCTTAAACATATTCATTACCGGTTCCCAATATCTGCTGCGGTATGCGTCATAGGATATATTCTTGCCCCGTTCATCAGAAAAGATATATTCGCCGGCGCTGCGTTCACAAGCATCCTTGAAGAAGTCGAATATTTTATCAGCAATAGGAATTCTTCTGCCGCGGCCTGCCGCAGTTTTCATGCCGCCAACGAAGAATTTATTTTCAAAGTCGACGTTCGCCTTCTCAACCTTCACTAGCTCGGTGGGGCGCATGCCGGTATAACAGAGGATAAGCACGGCTTGCACTTTTATATCCTTGCTGTTTTCCCATAATATAGCAAGCTCCTTTTTAGTAAGCGGATTGTGTATTCTGCTTTCAACCTGGGGCGGTAGGCTAGTAAGCTCAACATAATTTTTTACTATAATATCATTAGCAAGCGCATATTTGGCCATCAGATTACATACGATTCGGATTGCCTTCTTGGTAGCGTAGCCTTTGTCGCAGTCATTTATGACTTGCTGAAATTGCGCGGTCTTAATATCTTTGAACGGTATATCCCATAGTGGCGCGCAGCGCTTATATGCTGCCTTATATTGGTTAGATTGCTCTTTGCCGTCAACGTAGGTTGCGGCTTCCCATCTCTCGTGTACCTGGGCAAACGTCAAGCCCACACTTTCAACATCATAGGGCGATTGATTGTATTCGGCTAGGGCAGTAAGTGCTTCTGTGCGCTTTGCATAGTAGCCTAGTATTTTCATAAGCTGGCGGCCGTCATTGGTAAAGCCCGTTGTGATGCGGACCATATACGGTCGCCGCCGGTTCCCGGTCAGCTTCGTAACGGAACCATAGCCGTTAGGTAATTTCATGTTTAGTTGCTCCTTCCTTTTTCAGTTGTTGCATTTTTTGCAACAGTTGGGGATAACATGTGTATAAACTCTTTAAGCGTTTATATGAAGTTATTATTCACAAATTAAACATATTATCATGATATAATATAAGTAGGTGTTCGGGGCGGCTGTGCGGTCCGGTGTAGGCGCAGTAGACGGCGCAGCTTCCGTGGGCACATATACAAGCATATTGTATTTCATTTTCGGGGTGTTGAATGAAGTGCAATTCTTGATTCCCTTCTTTCTCCTTTTTTCTAGGTTTTCATGTTTTCCAGATTTTTTTCATCAAGGCAAACCTCCTTTCAAAATTGTGTTTACGATTCGGCAAAAACAACAGCAACAATAGCTCACGTGTACGGCGTGGGCTATTGTTGTTTTTGTTTGAAAATCTCATTACGCCTTACGACTGATTTTTCTCGCTTGAAGTCAAACTCTAATGATAACACGTTTTGTCTTAAATCACTAACATCATTGCTTAGTTTCGCCACTACATGTTGTAAAGATTCTATCTTCTGAAAATTTTTGTTAACATCATGTCGCAATTTAATTATAAACGCAAACTCCAGGGAAACCGCTACTGTCAGAAGGATAATGACAACATTCTTTTTGTCAGACATAAATTTTTTCATCGGTTCACTCTCCTTTGTAATAAAAAAATAATGGGCAGCTTTTTAGACTGCCCATGTCACGCCTTGCGCCAATGGCACAGCGAAAATTGTTTGATAGATGTTCTTAATCTGTAGGCTTATAGTGTCACTGTCAACCATGTTAACCACCTCACTTTCTGTCTTTATTTGATTTAATAATAGCACATTTAAATGTAAACTGCAATTCAAATAATTACTTTTCCTAAAACTCTTTATAATGAGCGAGCTTAGTGGTAGAATAAAAATAGGTTCTTAATGTTGTAGGCCTGCTTTAATTTGAATGGAGGGCACAATGCAGGTTTTATTGAGTAGGATAATCGGTATATTGCAGGAAGTGAAAGATGAAGAAACGCTGGCTGTCATATACAGCTTTATCCTTGGACTTGTAGACGAAGATTGATTTTTTATTTGCTGCACTAATTTAAAAGGCATAGCAAAATCCCCCGTACCGCGGATGGTACGGGGGATTTTTTTATTTGCCGGTTATTTGCTTTTACTGTCTTTTTCCGCTAACTGATGCACGAAATCGCGCATCAGTTTTTTCATCTCTGGCGGCAATTTCAGATATTCAAGGATAAGAGTTTTAGAAAACTCATCATCACTTCGCAGTAGTTTCCCTAGCTCAAAAGCTAAGTTGTCCGGCTCTTTGGCGGGCGGTTCTTTACTGAACATTTCTCCGTCGCCGGTGCGCAGCCATTGCTCATTAACATGAAACACTCTACATATATCAATTATAGCTCGTTCTGGAACCTTATCTTCCTCTTTCTCATAAGCGGAATATGTGCTTTGTTTTCGATTGATGCGCGTTGCAAAGTCTGTTTGATTGAGGTTAAGCGTACCTCTTAATTCAATAAGTCGCCTGCATATACTCATCAAACATCACCTCCTTTCTTTCTATATATTATACCGCACTAAATCAATAAAATCAATAATGGAAAAACATTAAAATCCATATTGACTTTAGCGAAACACCGATGTATAATATCCATATAAACGATATTGAAAATATGGAATTACCGCAGGAGGTGAGAAACATGGACAAAAAGCAAACCGCTATCAGCGCAGAAGATAAGCGCATGATTAAGGATGTAAAAAAATGCAAGCCGGATAGCCTGCTTTTGGCTATGAGCTATATGCAGGGCTTGCAAGCTGCTATGAATGTATATCAGCAGTCTAAGGTAGTCGGCCAGTAGTAGGGCTGAAATAGAAACAAGCCCCGCGCCTAGCGTCGGCGCGGGCAGGAGGTGTGCTTTGAATAGTAGGACCGACAAAGATTTGAAAAGAATCATGGGCGCAATCCGGTGTGACACGCTGGAAGAAAAAGCTAAAAAGAAAGAACGCGCAGAAGCTATTGAAAGAGCTGAAAAACGCTACGAAACGGCAATGCGCTTTCTAAAGCAAAGGAGGCAGTAAGATGCTTGGAAACGTTCCTATTAAAACAGCCGCGCGGCTTATGCAGAAAAGCGAAATGTTTGTGCGCTGTGGCTTGCGCTGCGGAGCCTTGCCGTTCGGTGTGGCCTTCCACGCGAGCAGTAAAAAGAACTGGACTTATCATATCAGCCCCGCAAAATTTTCCGCATATATGGGCATTACGCCTCTTGAATTGGAAGAAGAAGTGTGGAGGTATGACTGAGTGACTAAGAAGAAAAGAAGATGTGTTGTATGCGGCAAAGATTTGTCGCACATGAACTTCTCTAAAGTAGTAGATAAGGAAAGCGGCCTGCTTGTTACCGTGTGCAGCGGAGGCGAGTGCTGGCGCAAGATTGTTATGAAAGGATGGGGCAAATGAGTAAGACTACTAAGGCTTTTATTATCACTGTTATTCTGCTTGCTGGTCTTGTCTTTCTGACCGGTGGCAGCGCCGCAAAGATGGCTGCTAGGGCACATGGTTTTTTGTTCCCTAGTTATAAGCAAACGTTGGTTGCCTACACCGTAGGCGAGGGACAGACGCTGTGGGAGATTACCGGGCGTTACATGGACCAGCAGGATAAATACCGTGATTGCCGTGAGTTTATGCACGACATAACAGAGTACAACAATCTGAACGGCGTGAAGTGGTTGCAAGCGGGACAACAAATTGTTATTCCGTTATATAAAGAAATTTAAGGAGGCATGAAAATGAAGGGCAAATTAATTATGACCGTCGAACAGGCGGCCGACCGCGTGGCGTGGGAACGCGTCCGCAATAGCGGTATCGGCGGTAGCGACGTAGCCTGCATCATGGGACTTAATCCCTGGAAAAGCGCTTACGCACTCTACGCTGAAAAGCATGGTGACGTTGAACCGGAGGACCTTTCCAATAATGAATTTGTTTATTGGGGTACGGTGCTTGAACAGGTTGTAGCTGACAGATTCTGCGAGCTGACCGGCAAGAAGGTTCGCAAGTGCGGCACGCTGCAAGATGAAAGCTATGATTTCATGCTTGCGAACGTTGACCGCCTTGTGGTAGGCGAGAATGCAGGCCTTGAATGTAAGACTGCGAACGGCTTTAAGTCGAAAGATTGGGACGGTGACGAACTGCCAGACAGCTACTATTGCCAGTGTCAATGGTACATGATGATTACCGGCTGCGAGAAGTGGTATATTGCCTGCTTAATCGGTGGGAATCATTTTGTATGGAAAGAAATTCCCCGTAACGATGAGTTTATTTCAGATATGAGAGCGCAAGCGATTATATTCTGGAACAACCTGCAAAGCAATATCCCGCCGGAGGTTGACGGCAGCGAAAGCACTGCCGCAACTATTGACAAAATGAATAAGGATAAGTTAGCGGTTGACAGTATCGCACTGCCTAGCGTAGCAGAGCAATACATTAAGTGTATTGACGGACTGACGGCAACGAAAAAGGTACTGGAAGAACAGTTAGCGCAGGCACAAAACGCCTTGAAGCTCATGCTGAACGGCAGCGAAAGCGGCGTGTTTATGGATAGAAAAATTACCTATATACAGATTGCCGGAAGAGTAACGCTGGACAAAAAGGCGCTGAAAAAAGACCTGCCGGACGTGTACGAAAAGTATGCTAAAGTTGGCAAGCCCAGTATGAGGTTCACGTTAAAATGAGCCTTACAGAGCAGGAGAAATTAGGCATAACCTTGTTCCATAAGCGGAAGGAATTAAGCCTGCTGCAAGGTGAAGTTGCGCTAATGGTTGGCGTGGAAAAGCCGACCATTAGCGCATACGAATGCGGCGTAGTTAAAAATATTGCATTGCGTACACGTGTAAAATTGGCACAAGCATTAGACTTGTCGCTGGAAGAAATTTTGTATGACAGTGAAAAAGATTGTTTGAAATTAAGGAGGTTAAAAGAAGATGGCAACTATTAACGGTATTCAAAAAAGAAATAATAGCAGTACTGCAAAGGCACCGTCGCCTTTAAGCTTAGCGATTAACAGTGCAGCGGTCAAAGAACGTTTCGAAAAAATGCTTGGTGAAAACGCCGGCAGTTATCTGTCTAGCGTGTTAACAGTATACAACAACGATAAACTTTTGCGCGCAGCGGATTATCATACTGTGCTTGCAGCAGCAGCTACGGCAGCAAGCCTCAAACTTCAAATCGTGCCAACTCTCGGCGAAGCATATATTGTTGCTTATGCCGGTATAGCTCAATTTCAAATTGGATACAAAGGTTTAATTCAGCTCGCTATGCGCAGTGGGTATATGAAAAAAATTATCATGGTGCCAGTTTATGAGGGAGAGTTGAAACATTGGAATAAATTCGATGAGACTTATGAACTCGGCGAAGCGGTAAGTGATAATGTAGTGGGTTACTTCGCGGCCATCGAAACAGTTGGCGGTTTTAGAAAAGCGCACTATTCAACCAAAGAGCAGGTACTTGCTCACGCAAAACGCTTCAGCAAGGCGTTCAATAAAGGACCTTGGAAAACTGACTTTGACGCAATGGCCTGCAAAACAGTCTTGTTGCCTATTTTGAAAACATATGCACCTAAGTCTATCGAATTATTGACTGCCTTTGAAAATGACGGAAAAGCCGCTGTGCTCAACGAAGAAACCGGCGAGGCTGAATACATCGACGTTGACGCAGAGAACGCTACAGAGCAAGCGCAGGAGCTTGCAGAGGGTGGCAAGGTTGATACTGCAACCGGTGAAATCTTCACGGCAGAAGAAATTGAAGCAAGCATGAAATAACCAAAATCATCGGGGACAAAATGTCCCCTAAAAATTTGAAAGGAGCGGGACAAAATGTTGAATGTAAAAGCGACACCGTGCGAAAAAAGTAAAGCAATAGTTCTTGTAGGTAAAGGACACTTTGGCTTCAGTAACAAATTTGCGGACGATTTAGAAGAAGCAAAGCCAGATGCTTTCGACTTATTCTTTGAGCTTATCAAGGGAGCAGCTGGACTTCATCTTCTTTCTATGTATTCGTATAGAAAGAGCAATCCGAAACGCTGGTATAGATTTTTGAAGTTCTGCAAGAAGGACGGAAGAATCAAGGTATACCGGAAGAACAATAAAATGGTGTACGAAGTACCTACATACTTTGAGGAGTAAAACGTGGCTGGCAGGTATTATTGGTTAAAGCTCAACGAAAACTTCTTTGAAAGTGATGTCGTTGAGTGGCTAGAGGACCAGGAAAACGGCGAAAAATACGTACTCTTGTACCTTAAACTGTGCTTAAAGTCATTGAAAACTGACGGCGTACTTGTTCGGCAGGTCGGCAAAATGACTATTCAGCATACTGCTGAATCAATCGCTAAACAGACGCAATTTGATATTGAAATCGTCGAAAGTGCGCTTGCTTTGTTTGAACAAATTGGCCTTATTGAGAAGAACGATAAAGGCGAAAGCTACTTGCCGGAGGTTGCTAACATGACCGGCAGCGGTAGTGCGTCAGAATCAGCGACGAAGAAAAAGACGCAACGTCAAAATAAAAAGGGACAAAATGTCCCCGAAAAGGGGGACAAAATGTCCCCAGAAAAAGGGACAAAATGTCCGACAGAGATTAGAGATAAGAGTATAGAGTATAGAGATAAAGAAAAGGATGATTATCATCATCCTAAAAGAAATGACGATGACAAGGCAAAAACACATACTGAAATTTTTGCCTTGTGGGAGAAAAACATGATGCCGCTTACTCCAATCGTCGGAGAAAAACTGCAAGCCTTGTTAGGTGAGGTTGGCGAAGCTGCCGTTGAGCAAGGAATACTAGCGGCGGTAGAGCACGGCGCAAGAAACTTTGCGTATGTACAGACCGTAGCAAGAAACTATGCCAGCGGCAACAGCAAGAAGCAAGGCAGGAATGATTATACAGGCATGGACCTAGTGAACGAATTGTACGGAGGCGAAGAAGATGCTGCAACAGCAGAGAATAGCCCAAACGATTGTTAAACTGCAACAGGCAGGAAAACGGATGCCGCAGGATATACGGCCCGGCTTTGACCGCCTGGAAGAAGCGAAAAGAATTCTGTCAGAAACAGTCGACCTTTGGGCGGGAATTTTTAATCAGCAAAATATAGGCCTTGACCGGTGGGAGAAAGCAGAGCAGATTGCGCTTACCTTGACCGGTGCGAACGGCCTTAACGTGAATATAATCAGCCCGGCGCTCATGCAGGCGGCTTTGAAGCAGGCAGAAGAAGCTCATGTGCAGGAGAATATAAACCGCTGCAACATGGAGAAGTTGAGCGACGGCAAGCCGCTTGCTGACAGACTGAACAGTATGCTGCTCAAATGGACAACGGCAAAGCTGGCAGAACACCGGCTCATTATGCCGTATATGCCGCAGGATAAAGCCGTATTTGAATACGGCCGGCAATTGGGCTTGAATGATAACGCTATTGACAATCAATTCCGTATCCTGCAATGCTACATGAATGACTTCGCGTACAGCCGCAAGCATCATGAACCTTGTAAAAGTAAGTTGCTGAAATGTGGCGATGAGCTTACTTTGGAGGTGCTGGCGTGAGGAATTGGGCGGCATGGGTCGGCATGAAGTACGGCACGTTGACCATTGAAAAGTTTTTAGGTTATGAGGACGCACGAAACACTTATTTTTTAGTGCGGTGCGATTGCGGAAAGACAAAAAAAGTTAAAACCGGCGAATTCCTGCGAGGGAAAGCGAAATCTTGCGGCTTGCTGAATTGCAAACGCAAAGTCGCTAGACTGTTAGACTTGCCGCAACCGCCGAAAAGCGACCCGGAGCCGAATAGAGAAATAACAAGCGCGATTGAAGCGCGCATAAAACCTAAATACTTCTGCAAGGCTGTTGCCCCAGAGTGCGTGATAAGTACACTCTTACACATCTGCTGCTGTGAGTGCGATAGGCCTTGCAAGCGGTGTGAAAATACGCCGCAGAAGTGCGGAGCGAGGAAGAGAAATAATACCGCGAATCACTCATCCTAACAAGGGTTGTTGAGGTGGCGAGCTGCACAGGCTCAAAGGTTGATTACCTGGGAACACCGCATTGAGTGCTAAGAATAAACGTAAACGCTGGCGATAACTGCGCAGTTAGTCTAATCAGCTTACTGTATGGGTGGCTTGCTGGCGTGCCCGGCTCATGTGTAATAAAACACGAAAGAGCTGGCGTGAGTGAAGCACGTAGTATTTTTTAGCGGCGGCGCGTGTAGTTATTGCACCGCCAAGCGAGTTATAGAAAACGTCGGTAAAGAGAACGTTGTCCTGCTTTTTACCGACACCAAAATAGAGGACGAGGACTTATACAGATTTATCAACGAGGCAGCGGAGAAGCTAGGCGCTGAACTGATAAAAATCGCTGACGGAAGAACACCTTTTGAAGTGTACCGGGATAGCAGATTTTTAGGGAACAATAGGCTGGCGCCGTGCAGTCATATCCTAAAGCAGAAAACAGCTCATGATTATATTTTCAGCAATTATGAGCCGGAAGAAACTAAGTTGTATCTGGGATTGGATTGGACGGAAACACATCGTTTTAATGCACCGAGGAAAAATTGGGCACCGTTCAAGGTTGAATATCCAATGAGTGAAGCACCATATCTCAGCAAGGTTGATATGCTTGAAGTGTTAAAGGCTGATGGCATAGAACCGCCAAGACTGTACGCTATGGGATTTGCGCATAATAACTGCGGCGGCTTCTGCTGCCGTGCGGGGCAAGGGCATTTCGCAAAACTACTTGAAGCGTTGCCGGACCGATACGCAAGAGCAGAGCAGGAAGAAAATTCCATGCGTGAGTTATTAGGCAAGGATATAGCATTTATGAAAAAGACCATGAATGGAGTTGCTAAGCCTTATACATTAAGGCAACTTCGGCAGGATGTGGAAAGTCATAAGGAGATAGACTTATTCGATATTGGCGGCTGCGGCTGCTTTGTTGATAGCGATTAAAGGAGGTTGAAGAACATGACTAACGAAGAACGCGTGAAAGTTGTTAACGATATTGACGATATTTTAGGCGATTGGACGAACAGCGGCGATGATTTTTATTTGCAACAAGCAATAGCGGCTATTCGTGCAGCGATTGAAAAGGAGGTTGAACATGAATAGAGATTTAGACGGCGTGTATTTTCGCGTTAAGCGTGACGGCAGCTGGCAAAGCATCTGCTTTAGTGACTTGTCAGACGAAGAAATGGACAAGGTGCTTGAAGGGCATAGCGTAGAGTGGCTGAAGTCCGTTTGTAAAATCCTGGGCAGAACCATTAAGCGTATCGGTGATGAACAAGACATTGTCGGCTGGCAAAAGGATGAGGAGGAAGAATAATGACGTTAGATGAATTTGTAGCGGTCGTGTTGATTGTGGCGCTCGTCCCGGTAGCCATTATCCAATGGATGGGCTTAATCGTGGCGATTATGGAGCGAGTACGTGATTGGAGAGGTGATAAAAATGATTGACTATAAAAAGGCAGAACAGGCCAAAAAGTTGCTTGATGAAAGCGGTGTAGATTATGTGCTCGCTTATGCCAAAGAGAACGGCTGCACAGCAGGACAGGTGCAAGGTAACGCATTAAAGGTTGCGAACTGCATTGTGGCGGCAATGCAAGCCGTAGGCAAGTTGATTCGTGATAAACATGGCGATAAAACGGCTGTTGAACTGCTGCACAACATAACAATGAAAGCACTGCAACTGATTTACAAAGATAGCAAGAAGGAGTGATAACATGGCTAAAAATTTAATCCCGGAAATCGCAAAGATGCTTGGCGTAGAGCTGGGCGAAGAGTTTAAAATTAAGGGGTACGAGGAATGGTTCTACAAATTCGACAACGACAGGGTGCTAATGTTTAAGCATAACGATGATGTAAAAATGCCTGTTGCGCCTGTTTCGGTATATGTTGCTTTTCTTGCATTGCTGAGGGGAGAATGCGAAATAATCAAGTTGCCGTGGAAGCCGAAGAAAGGCGAAACTTATTATACCTTTGAGCTTTTGGGCGACAAATGGGTTGTTCGCTCGTCGTGGTGGGGCGGATTCCCGAATGAGTATGCTTTGCTTGACAAAGGCTGGGTATACCGCACGTGCGAAAAAGCGGAAGCTGCACTCCCCACCGTGGCTAAAGAAATGGGCGTGGAGTATGAAATTTAG